CATTTAGAATTTGTTATGTTTTCAATTTGAGTTCGTTCCCATTGTCTCTTATAAAACTCTTTGTCTTCTTTAAATCTTTGTGTCATATACTTTCTAATAAAGTTTTGAGTATCATTGATGTCTTTTGTCTTATCAGTTGGTTGATAATCACTTATGATACCATTGTGTGCTATTCCTACACTTGCTTTTGTATAAGTTTTATGTAGTTTGTTAATCTTTTTAGTTAATGCGTACGGATGTGTGTTCTGTTTTGAGTTAGTACCTGCTGTACCTATTCTACAATGTATGACAAGACATTTGTTAATAAAGTAGTTATATTTCTTACATAATGTCTTATATCTTGCCAAAAATGATTCTTTTGTCATATACCCTTTGTCAATGATTACTTTACCATTGTCTGTATACATAAACCCTGCGCCATCGTCATTGTAGTCGAAACAATACTCAAGTTCTTTTATTTTAGGTAGTCTATTCTTTTTATCTTTCGCTATTATTATACACATATTATACTTCCTCCTTTATTATTTTTGCTGTTGGTATTTCTAATTGTTGGATAAACTCTTTACATATTTTGTACTCTTTAGCAAGTGCTGTACTTGGATGTGTTGCGCTATAAGCGTCTAATGCTCTTGATAAAGTATTTTCATTATTTTGTTTAATAGTTCGCAAGTTTTCTTTAATTGTTTCTATTGTGCTTTCTGTTGAGTTTGTAATTACTGCAATGTTGTTACTTATTGTGCGATAAGCATTGTCAATGTTTTCAAATCGCTCACTTTCTTCAAGTAGTGTTCTTAATGCTTGTAAGTGGTGTCTTAATGTATTTCTTGCTGTAATAAATTCTTCAATCACTTGTCTATATTCTCTTGTCTTGTTTTCAATCTTATTGCTGCAAGATATACCAAGTTTCTTTATATATTTAGGTAAGAACTCACCATTTTGACATATTTGATTTACTGTTAATCTATCAAGTCTTGCTTTACCATTTGCTATATCAAGACATTGTTTATATAAATGATATACAAACTCAAGTCTTGCCATAAATGTATCATAATTCAATGTTCCTTGACATAATCTAAACTCAATAGTACCTTCATTTGATAAGTTTATTATGTATGCGTGGTCTATATGAGACATTATGTGATTTTCTACAAGTTCTGGTACTTTCTTATAAAAGTCATCTAATCTATTTAAGTTATTTGTTGCGTATCCTGTAAATGTTCTTCCACATATCGCTTCTACAATATATCTGTTTTGGTCTACAAACATTGCCATATACACTGCTGCTTTCTTCCAACCTTTGACTTTTGATAAGTGGAAGTGTAACCCACAACCTTGACCATTTGTGTGGTCAGTTATACCATAACTTTTAGCGTCAATACTAATCATATAAGGTAGTAGGTCTTTGTAACCACTTGATTTGTGCCAATATTGATATGTAAGTGGAGCGCTTATTATTTCGCAAGAGTAACAAGTTCGCCAGTCATTTCCACCATAATCTCTAACACTACCATCTGTCTCACATTGAAAATCTTTTGATAATTCTGCCATGTTGTTTAACATATTCTGTGTGAAACAATTTTCTCTACCTGTTTCTAATTCTGCACCTATAAAAATAGTTTCTTCATTTGTGTCTTCATTTTCTGCTACTTGTTTAAAAATGTCATAACCTGTGTCACGTCCATTGACAACTGCTCCATAATCGTGGTAATCATATATTACCATATTCCCATCATTTTGGGATTTAATGTAGTCACCAAGATGGATTCTTTCTTCATTATTCATAAAAAATCTCCTTTAAAATATATTTTTTGGACTTCTTTATTGTCTAGTCCTAAAGACATATTTTTTTAACCTATAAAACTTATTGCAATATTTCCATTGTTGTATTCAATTAAGTATTGACCGTCACCAACTGTGATAGTCATTTCTTCACGTTCTTCATCAAATGTTCTTTCTAAAATTGTTTCTTCTGGATATACCATTTTAAAACATCTAATCATTTCATTTTCCATATAATCATTTCCTTTCTAATAACCTATAGTTTTTAATTCTGCAATGTCATAATCTAATAAGTCAATTCCAAAATATTCTAATCTTTCAAGTGTCTTTTCAATGCTGCCATAGTAATCTACCAAATCAAGTATTGATAGAAAACCATTTCTAAATTCTTCAATTTGTTTTTCTTCCATAAAAAACTCCTTTCTTATTTATTACCTTTTACTGTTATATGTCTTTTTCTAACTGTTTCAACTAGGTTTGCGTTATAAATATCTGGATATTTTTCTTTAAAACCAAATCTTGTAGTGCTGAAAGTCATTGCTGTACTTTCTTCTGTGATATACGCTTGCCCTTGTGCTGTTGATATACTTGTCATTCCTTTTTCTGTCATTCCATTTAAAAGTAATTCTTTTTCTGCTTTTAATTGTTTTTCTAATTCTATGATGTTGTTTAAATGTTTATTTAATTCTCTTTTATTCATATAATTCACTCCTTTTCTAAAATCCTAATCTACTTAATTGTTCCATTCTTAATGATATTAATATTGTTAATAATATTATTCCTATATAGAATAATACAATTTTGACCCAAAGTCTTAACTTTAATTTCTTTTTCATAAAAATTCCTTTCTTAACTATGCCATTTCTCTATCAAGAAAAATTGTTTTGTTTAATTCTTTTAATTCTAATGCATAACCATATGCTGCTTTTTTGTCACCTTTTTTGTATGCTTCAAAAATCTTTTGTAATAATTCTTTGGTGTAATTGTTGTAAAACTCTTTCATTTTACTTTCACCTTCCCTTCTTTAATATTTTTTGAGTGTCAAACCACTCGCCAAAAAATCAAGTCAATTCTTAATTCCTTGGCGAGTAGTTTGATAAAATGTAATTCTAAAAAGTCTACTCGCCACGTGTTACAACTTCCTATACCATTTACGTCGGCGTCGGTTAAACTCGCCCGTGTGCTATTGCCACACATAACTTTTTCGGTTGCTTACCATATGGTACGTATTGATATTATAATAATATCATATGCTCTCACACTATAACCTAAATAACCAATTTTCAGTTTTTTCTCGAGGAACATCCTCAAAGGTTAGCAATCACGTGAGACGAACTCAACTCTACAAACTAACCAATAGTATTATTAAGCGTTTTCTAGTAGTTTATTTAATTTTCTAATTGCTACGCTTTTTCTTCCTTTATAAACTAGGTTGCTATCTATTGATAAATTATGTTTATTAGCATATCTAGTATATTCTTTTAACTTTCTAACAATACCACTTGCTACATCTAAATAATAATAAGTAACTTGCTCATTTGGTGAGTATTTGTTTTCCATAGTACGTAATATCTTGGCGTTGTCAAAAGCATCTACGCATATCTTACAACGTTTATTATTACGTTGAGGTTTATCATAATACATAACGTTTTTATGTGCTGTTCTTCTAATTGGTAAACTGTCAATTTGTAACTGTTTTAAATTGTAACCATCTCTATCATATATACTCATACAATAACCTACCTTTCGCTTTTTTAATTTTACAACTATATTATATCATACTATATTTAAAAGTCAAGCCCGCCCCCCTATTGGATAAAACTGCGACTTTTGAAACAAGTGACCAAGCAAATTTTATACCCCCAACCACCCTCTCTACTCTCTACTCTCTACTCTCTCTCTACTCTCTCTCTACTATCTCTACACGCTACTCTCTATCCACACACCTTCTCACACACAACAAAAAACAACCGTATTACTACGATTGCTTTCCAAGTGCGATACACCCAATGCACAACTTTATATTACAAAAAATAATGGAGTGTTGTAATATAAATACTGTCGGTTGTTACTCGTCTCATTTACCTGACGAGAACGTCAATCGAAAGGAAGGTAAACGAATAAAATAAAATAAAATATGGGTAACAACCAACATTACATACAATTATACCATAATATATAGAAATGTCAATACCCCCGTCGGGAAAATTTATACCCCCGAGCGCCCTTCTTGAAAAAGTATTTAAAATGTGATATAATGGATTAAGTTAGAAAGGAAGGTTCATTATGAATGATGAATTATCAATGAATGTTTATAAAAATAACCCACAACCTTTAATATTGCGTGAAGATGTTACACTTGGTGGGGCTGCAGAAAGTTTCTTGGCTGAACCACAGGTTGAAGAGTATAATATTCAACTTACAGACCACGCTTTAAAGATTAAAGATTCAAAACTTGGGAATCCTGAAGTTGTTGAGCGTAGAATTGGTGAATATTTTGAATTATGTCAGCATAATGCTCAATTACCTTCGATAAAGGCGTTAGGATTATATATTGGTGTCCCTTATTCAATATTAAAGACATATTTGAACGACCCTACGAGTAGATATTACGATATGTTATGTCGTGCGAAGGATTTATGTCACGTTATTTTAGAAAATGGGGCGTTAAATAATAAGGTTAATCCTGCGACATATATGTTTACGGCGGCAAACTTCTATGATATGAAAGATACGAAGAGTATTGAAGTTGGTAGAAGTTCAACGGAAAAAGAATTGGCTGCGTCAAGAGAATCAATAAATGCACTTAAAGATTTGCTTAAAAAAGAGAAGAGTGAAGGTGCGATAGACGCAGAATTTACGGAAATTGGTGATAATAATGCGTAATGAGAATTTGAGTATTGAATTAGAAGAGTTATTATCGCAAGTTACAGAAGATAATTATAAGGCGCCAGAGTATATTCAGGCACTTTTTATGTTAATGTGTGCGTATGAATCTGAAGAAAAGATAAATTTGGCGGTAAATACGGCGAGAAAGTTGATAAAATTGTCACTTGAAGACGATATTAATGTTTTGGATGAGCAATTACGTGGTTGTTATGATGTTTTGGCTCGAAGTGGGGATTTTGAGGCGTATTGTATTGCGTTAGAGTGGAATCGTCCTCTTGAAAAGAAATTTTACCTACCTCGTGCGAAAGTTTTGAAGAAAAAAGGCGTAATACAGGCTTTTCAGGACCTTCAAGACGATAAATTAGATTTATTAGTGTTAAATATGCCTCCACGTGTTGGAAAAAGTACATTAAGTTTGTTTTTTCTTACATTTAGGGCTGGATTATACCCTGAACAGGCGATTTTGGGTAATGGACATAGTACATCACTTACACAATCGTTTTATCGTGAGTTTATAGAGATTGTTTTGTCTGATGAGTATAGATTTAAGGAGATTTTCCCTAAAATTATACTTACGACGAAAAATGCAGAGTATAATTATGTAGATTTTAATACGGATAAGCGTTTTCATACGGTTATGTTTAAGTCTATTGAAGGTGGTACGACAGGTTTAGCAGAAGCATCGAATTTGTTATACTGCGACGACTTGGTTAAGGATGTTGAACAGGCTAATAGTAAAGATAGATTAGATAAGTTGTATTTTAATTATACTTCTACTATTAAAGACCGTAAAGTTCAAAGATTATGTAAAGATGGTAAATATAGACCTTGTCCTGAATTACACGTTAATACACCTTGGTCAATTTATGATGTTACGTCACGAATCGTGGCAACAGAAAAGGAAAAAGGTAACAATGAACGTGTTAGGGTTGTCTCTGTACCCTGTTGGGACGAGAATCACGTGTCAAACTTTATGTACGATTGTGGCAAGGGGTTTGACGTAAAATATTATGAAGATATGGAAATTGCCGAAGACCCTGTCATATTTAGTGCAAAATATTTGATGAAGCCGATAGAGCGTGAAGGTCGTCCATTTGAAAGAGATGCTCTTTCATATTATACAGAATTACCACTTGATAACGATGGTAAGGTTAAAGAACCTGATAGAATATTATCTTATAACGACGTTGCGCACGGTGGTGAAGACTTTATGAGTATGCCTATTGCGTATGTTTATGGATATGATGTTTATATAGAAGATGTATTGTTTATACATAACTTTGGTGGAGACGCTTTTTCACGCCCACTTGTATGTAATAAATTAGTGGATAATAATGTTAGAAATAGTGGATATGAAAAGAATAATGGTGGTGACTTTTATGCTTCAATGATTAGACAAGACTTAAATAGACTTGGATATCGTTGTAATGTATCAGAATTTAATGCATCAACAAAGTCATCAAAGTTGGATA